TCCTGTGTCGGCATCGCTTGATCCTTTCTGCGGCTGGCGGTACTGCTAGATCACGCGCAGGCCCTTCCCCGCGCTCCTGTATTGCCGCTCCCAGCCCAATTCCTGGGCGGCATCCGGCAAGAGGTGAATAATGGACTGGCCCAAGCCGACGCGGCGCACGATGTCCGCTCCGCTTTGCCAATCGCAAGTGATGGCGTCAGCAGGTTTTTGGTAGCAGCCGGGGAGGATGCGCAGCTAGATCGGCATTTCTGCCCCCACGCCGCCTCAGACGCTAACGGTGCGGTCATGCGGCGCACCCCATCCAGCGTATAAACGCCAGGGTCAAGCAAAAAATGGCGACAGTGATCCCGACCTCCGCCCACAGCGGAAATTTTTCTGACATATCGATCTCCTTAATTTTTAGCGGGGCGGGAGAACCAGCCGCCCCTCTGCTGCCCAATGAAGGGCAGGGGTCACGCTGGCGTCGGCCCATCCCCTCTGCCAGCGCGACCTCTGCCGGTCACTGGGACCGGATCACTTCGTTGTCGCGATTTGCTTTGCGTAGCGAAGGATTGCTTCGCTGGCGAGAAATCGCTTGGCGTTTCCTGTTTGCGAGACGAGATCGGCTAAGATTTGCGCCGCTTGCTCGGTCACGCGGACCATTGTTACTGCTTTGGTGTCGGTGTGTTTCATGTCCTGTTTCATAGACTACGCTTCGCGATTTGTATTGTCAACAGTTTTTTTTTGAAACATCCGCAAACTATTGATTTGACGGCAAATTTAGCTTGCAGCGCGGTTTGTGCTTGCGCATTTCCCTCGCGCCGAACGATTGACCGCAATGCGGGCAGGGGCGCAGGACCTTGGGCGCGGCGGGCGCGTCGCTGCGACATGCCCGCGCGAGTTTACCCATAGCCGACTTGATGGCGGCGGGCGAAGCTGTCAAGATCGCGGACACCTGGGCGGCGTGCGAAAGCCGGGAAAGCACGAACGATTCAGCTTCGGCGTCCGTTAGTGGCAAGCGGATGTCGGCTTCGGGCAGCGTGGCGTCTAGCACTTGGATGCCGTCGGCAGTGATGCGCAGCCCCCGGCCATTGCCCAGCGGTGAGCAAATGGCGCGGGAGGCGGCGGCGATGAGGTGGGCGGTCATATTTTTTCGTATGCTTCCGATTCTAATCCTGCCCAGTAATAGCTGGAGTCAGGATCATTGAAATCTAGCGGCTCGCCGAAAGCATTTTTGCCTTCAGCTTCGTAGCGACCAGCGTTTTCAAGAGTCAGGTACACATGATCCAGTTCGCCGCCTACAGTCTCAGGCACGCAGACGATGATGGCATCTTCGTCCTCTGGATCTAGTTCGCCGTTGTTCCACCGACCAACGGCTTCGAGTGGCATGTGCGCCGTTATAGTCGATCCCGCCAAGCGGTATCCGCTTAGCTTACCGGCGGCAGCGATCAATTCGCTTTGGGCGTTCATGCCGACACCTCCGCCAAGGCGGCGCGGACCAGCTCGGCCAGATCTTCCGGCAGCGCTCCGGTGTCGAGCGTTGTTTGCAGGCGGCGGCGGGATTCGATAAACTCGGGATCGCTGGAAAAAGCGACTCTCACCAGCTTACCGTTCTGGAAAAAGTACGTTTTCCCGTACTCAAACTCCCACACTGTTTCCCCGTCCGGGGAAACATCTCCACCCTCGCCGTTGATTATATACTCTTCTCGGCCATTGGCCAAGACTACAGCCGGCCCGTCGATTCGGTGCAGCTTTCCTTTCTGCCACCATTCTTTCTGCCCGTTTGGGCGCTCGACAGCCGGGCCGCCGATGCGGTGCGGCTCTCCATTGTGGCACCATTCTGTGGCGCCACCCAGCCAGTAAATAGCTGGTCCCTCCTCTCGGTGCAGGTTGCCCCGACGGTCGTAGTACCGCGTGGATTCCGCTTCACGGCGGATGTAAGCTCCGTCGGGTAATAGTGTTAGGTAGCTCATGATTTATTGGTTCTCCTGTGGGTTGTGGGGGGTTAGCTGATCTCGCAGTCTTTGTAGCCGTGCTCGTAGTCGTTGTACATCAGCACAAAGGAAACATCGGTCGGCGCGTCGTAATCTGCCGTTGATTCGTAGGCCTCGATGGCCTGATCCAGCGTCATTCCTTCGGGCAGTTTTGCCCAGTAGGTCATTACGGAATCGGATGCCTTGACGAAGCGGGTATCGGCGGGGAAGTTAAAGCCGGGGTTCCAGGTAAGGGTTGGGGTGGTCATTGTCGTTTCTCCTTCGGTGGCTTGCTGCCACCTGAAACCAGTTTACACAATCACTAGTGACAGTGCAAGAAAAAAATGCAACATGCTCGTCTTTTTTGTCGGAGTCGATCTAGAAATTGCCTTGATCGGCGCAAGTTGTTGATTCTGCTACGCTTTTTCTCTCGCACACGTAGAAACATTCTCGATCGCGCGCGCGTTTTTCTTATAAAACGAAACCATTCGGCGCAAGAAATAATACTCTCATCTCCTCTTATCTAATCTTATCTGTGCGGATGTTTCATTCCGCATACACTCCCACATGTACTCCCGCAAACACTCACAAAAGACTCCCGCACGCAATCACAAAATACTCCCAAAATACTCCCGCATACACTCCCGCATACACTCCCGCATACACTCTCAGTATTCATCCAGCTAATAGTGATATAACAAGCGTATATGGCCGTCGCTGATCGCAAACCCGCTGAGCGTCTACTTTCCCCGCGCGACCTGTCGCGCATCCTCGGCGTGTCCCCGCGCACGCTGCGATCCTGGCGACGTACCGGCAAAGGCCCGCCGCATGTAAGGATGCACGGATCTATCCGTTATCGCCTGTCTGCCCTGGCCGATTGGCAAGCATCCCTGGCTTCCGCTAAATGACGCGCTTTTCCGCCTTATTCCGCCGTTATTTGCTTTCGTTGCAATAACTTGCGATCCTAAAAGTATAGGGACGAAGCGAAAAGCAAAGCCCCTATCGACCACCAGGATCGTATCCTGGCCGCCGCCGGAGCGACCGGCAAGTGCAGCTTCCCAGAATGCAGGGAAGCAAACCGGGGGAGAATTGTGCCCAGAAAACAACCGCGCATCTGGCTTTACAGCGACGATGGCCGACGGCTAGCGATTACTCGCCCGGTAGCGGAAAAACTGGCGGCATCCCCCCGGCACAAAGACTACCGAGACAAGGACGGGCAGATCACGCATATCGTCGTCTGCCGCGCGGCGCAAGGTGTAGCCAAAAGCCGCCAGCTACATTTTTGCCAAAGACTCGCCGGCCACGCTGTCTATTCGCTTCGGCATCCGGACGGGCGAACCGTGGCCTAGCCGCGCTCAGCGGCACCTATTACCTATGACACGCACTTGCGCCCGATGTGGCGCATCTTTTCTTTTGACGCCTGACAAGCCAGGCCGGATCACCGATTGCATCGATTGTTCCGATGATGTCGCCCGCGTGCGGGCAGGGCAGTCTACCGACGGCACTGGTGTAGTAGATGGTTTGCTACGACGCGGCTCGTATCCGATTGGTTATCAGGCCGTAACACCTGGTTATCGTGGCAATCTCGACCCGCACCCGCTGGATCGCTTGCGTCGGTGACGACAGGGCGTGTGCAGTACTGTGCAGCGCCTGGATGTCGGCAGCTTGTCCCGCGCGGACTATGCGCGGAGCACACCTCGCAGCGGCATAAGGCCATAGACGCGAGACGCAAAGGCGCGGCGCATCGAGCCGTCTATGCGACGACGGCATGGCGACGGCTACGGCAGGTAGTACTAGCCGATCAGCCGTATTGCCCGTGTGGTCAGTGGGCGAGAGAAGTGGATCATATTGTACCCATAGCGCGCGGCGGAAAACCATTTGATATCAGCAACTTACAGCCGTTGTGCAAGGCTTGTCACTCGCGCAAGACGCTGAGGGAGATGAGAGAGGGGGAGGGCGAGATCCCTGGGGCGGCATCGAATTAACCGGCGCGCCCGCTACGCGCACTTTTCGTCAAAATTTCAAAATGGCACGTCCGCGCAAACCCACGAAAATCCTCGCCCTCCAGGGAACGGCCCGCCCGGATCGTCACGGAAAACCCGATGAATGGTTTGATCTTCCCGCCGGAATGCCAAAACCGCCGGAATGGCTCAAGGGCGAAGCAAAAAAGCGCTGGCTCTTCCTTTGCTCTCAGCCCGCCTACGCTTCAATCTTGAGCGTGGTCGATGACGCCGCGCTTCTCCACCATTGCCTCTCTTGGGATTCCGTCGCTGCAAAGTATCAATCTGGCGCTCCTATCCTGGCATTTGATTTGACCGCGCTGCGGGCATCTCTCACTGTCCTCGGCCTGTCGCCTAGTGATCGAGCCAAGATCAAGCTGCCGGAAAAACCAAAAGCCTCTAAATGGGCGAAATTCCAGGATCACAACGACTCGCGCGGTACTGCGAAGCCGTCTTAAGCAGCAAGATTCCAGTCTGCCAGTGGACGCGGCTGGCGGTCGAGCGGCATCTAGCAGACCTAACCCGCTGGCCCAACGGCGAGTATTGGTTCGATTCCGGCGCGGCGGATCGCGCGATTGCCTTCGTTGAGGCGCTCCCCCACGTAAAAGGCGAGTGGGCGCGGCGCGGTGAATTACTGAAGCTGGAAGACTGGCAGTGCTTCGTTGTCGGTTCTGTGTTCGGCTGGAAGCGGCGCGACGGCTACAGGCGCTTTCGAACGGTTTATACGAAGGTTGCCCGCAAGAACGCGAAATCAACCTTGACCTCTGGCGTGATGCTGTACTGTCTCGCTGCTGACGGCGAAGCGGGCGCGGAGTGCTACAGCGCTGCAACAACCCGCGATCAGGCAAAGATCGTATTCCGCGACGCGCAAAACATGGCGCGGCGTGATGCGGACTTTCGGGAAGCGTTCGGTTTGGATGTACTGGCGCACGGCATCGTCTGCCACGATACGAATAGCAAGGCCGAAGCACTCAGCGCGGAAGGGAATACCCTCGACGGATTGAATATCAGCTTTGCTGCGGTCGATGAATTGCACGCGCACCCGACGCGCGATGTTTGGGAAGTATTGGAAACGGCCACTGGCGCACGCCGCCAGCCGTTAATATGGGCGATTACGACCGCCGGAACGAATCGCGCGGGCATCTGCTATGAGCAAGAGACATATGTTCATAAGGTGCTTCAGCGTATCCCCGGCTTTGAGGACGACAGCTACTTTGGCCTCATATACGGGATCGACGACGGCGACGACTGGACGGACCCGTCGGTATGGGCAAAGGCCAATCCTAATCTCGGCGTCTCGGTCATGCTGGATGACCTGGAGCGCAAAGCAAAGAAGGCCATGGCCGTGCCAAGCGCGCAGCCGGGCTTCCTCACAAAACATCTAAATGTCTGGGTATCGTCCGATTCGGCGTACTTCGACATGCGCCGGTGGGATGCTTGTCGCGTCGAAGGCTTGAAGCTCGACGAGTTTCGCGGTGAGCGATGTTGGATCGGTCTAGACCTTGCAAGCCGTATTGACATGGCGGCAGTAGCAATACTGTTCCAGCGCGGCGCTGGCTATGCGGCGTTCGTGCGCTGCTATTTACCGGAAGACACAATCGAAGAATCCGGTAACAGCCAGTATCGCGGATGGGTTCGCAGCGGGCACCTGATTGCTACGGACGGGCAGGAAATTGACTACGAAACGATCAAGCAAGACATTCTCGACTTGCGAGACTTCGACGTTCAAGCGATTCACTACGACCCATGGCAAGCGACCAAACTGGCTCAGGAGTTGCGGGATCTACACCTGCCAATGATTGAGTGCCGAATGGGCGTCGGCACGATGTCGGAGCCGATGAAGGATTTACAGGGCGCGGTGCAGTCTGGGCGCTTCGCGCATGATGGCAACCCGGTATTGTCCTGGGCGGCATCAAACGTCGTCGCGCACGAGGATAACAAGGG